TAAATATTCAATGCAAGCAGCAAGACTAGGGAAATCAATAAAACCAGCTTTAATGGTCACCCATTGACCGTCATACCATTCTTGCGTAGAAGTGGTGGTGCCACTTCCTTTTAGGCCTAGATAATTATGCTTTCCAGAAGTATGATTCCCAAAGCCACTTTCTAGGCAGCATTGTGCAGCTACCAGCTCTGGATATCGAGCGCCATATTTACGAGCAATTTGGAAGCATTCATCCCAGAATGCTCGATTTGACGGCCACATGGCCTCAGCCCTTCACGCGAAAAATAGTCTTCAAGCCTTCAAGAAGAAGCTGAAGAACGTTATTGCTTTTCCAAGGGGAACGATCAAGAATTTGGTCGGCGGCGGCAATAATGATGCCACCAATAACAAACCATTCTGCGCCGCTCATGATGAACAATGCAAGGAAGATATAAATACGCTAGCGCTTAATTTCTAAACTGCGCACTCTAGTTTCAATGTCGCTCATCTTATCTGTGAGCACGCTTAGCTTCTCGGTGATGCTTTCAATTTGCACTGCCACTCTTGCCTGTTGACAGCAACATGCCAGCCGTGATGGTGGCTACAAAATTTGCAAGGCCGTCCTTGAAACTGTCCATAGCCATCAATCAATACGCCTATTCTATACAAAATTCACGAGGCATTATTTAGCGTTAAACTATGGTCAAGACAATTTAATAGTGCCATGCCAAGAGCGAATGGTCCTGATGAGCTGCTTTATTCTCTCATTGAACTTCGCCCTGGAGATGCAAAACGTAGATTTCGTAAGAGTATTTTTGAAGATTATTTTCTGAGGGGACCATTTGGGCAGTGTGCCTGTGCATATTGCGGGGAATGGAAAGAAAAGCTTACGATTGACCACATTGTTCCCAAGAGCAAAGGAGGCCCGCATTTCAGCCGTTGGAACATGCTTCCCGCATGCAAAAGCTGTAATCTTCGTAAAGGAAACCTTCCAATGCTGGAATGGTGGCGAGTGCAACCATTCTGGACCGAGAAGCGAGAGGAGATTGTGATGGCATGGGTGTATTGCAATAGCTTTGTTAGCGCCCACACTGACCAGAAGGAGCTTGAAGCATGGTGCGAGAAGAAAGGGATTGTGCTGCCGATGCACCAAACAATTGAGCATGAAAAAGCCCCCTTATGGGGGCTTTGTTGCAATGCTGCTTAGTTTTCAATGGGAGCAAAAGTGATTTGCTTTCCGGGAAGATCGTAGCGAATGCCAGGAACCGGCTGAACCGAGCCAGGCATTGGACAGAATCCTCCTTCGCATTGTTGGGAAGCATTCTCAAGAGCCTCAACTGCTTCTTGCTGTGGCTCGTTTTCCATATTAAAAATGAGAAGATCAAGATACCAACTGGCTTTCTTCAAATCTTCCAGGCCATTTTTTTCTTCATAGCGCCAAACGTATTTCATTACATTCCCTTTCAGGAATCCACGAAATTCGTCTTGGTCCATTGAAGCTTCAATAGCCTCAATACATTCAATGCCGCCATTCTTGGCATAATGACGGGGATGATTCACGGCGTCAGTCATTAGAAAGAAGATTGGTGAAGATCAAAAGCCTCAAAGGCTTCTTTGAACAATGGACGGGCAAGGGAAGACAAGGCCTGAGCATAAGCCTGGATTTCTCCTTGGCTATCAGCCTTGTCCCGCAGAGAGATGAAATGCAAGAGAGCCTGAAGGCTGCAAGTCCAGGTGAAGGACGTATAGGTGGACATTGGCATGATGCCTCGTGCCTGCTCCTTGCTCACTCCTAGCGTCAGCAACGCCTTGTAAGCCTGCTTGGACTGCTCAAGGGCCTTGGCATATTCAATCATGGCCACTTGGTTCATGCTTGGCTCCAGAGGGCCGCTAGAGGCCTGTTTGTTGCTGGGGCTTTGCTGGCGGAATTCACGAGGCATGTAATAGGCCTCTTCATCAGCTTCGCAGTAGCGAAAGCTTTTCTCGTTCCAACCAAGCGTGTCATTGGCAAACGTACCACCAATAACATGCTTCCACCATTGCCGACAAACGAACAGCGGAGCCTTCACTTGCCATTTGGTGACAACGCCACGAAATGGACTGGTGTGTTGGTGCTTGACGAGATAATTAAGAAGCTTCTGGTCCTTTTCGGACCATTCGCTGCTGGTCTGATCAAAGCTCTGCCGAGCGTCGCAAACAATATCAAGAGAGCTTCCCATCCAATCAATGAGACGCACCATGCTGATGCCATCCATCAGCGGATCGATTTTTTCAGCAATAGCCATGGATTAAAGCGAGAGGCCTGAGCCGTTGCAGACTGATTGTAGGAGCAATGTTCGTAGCCGAATGCCACCGTACTCGTGCCTTACGAGATCTTCCGCTTTCATCAAAGCCTTCAATGGTGCCAACAACGGAAGAGGGCATCCACCCTGCTGCCGTACGTTGTACGTACACCACATGCTGTCCTGGAAGCCATTCATGGTTGCGAGGAGTGCGAGGGAGTTTGTAAGGACGGTAGCCCGTCCCGCATTTTACGGCATCCTTCCCATCGTCCACCAGATAAACAAACTGCTTGCCAAATCGCTGCATGGCTAGGCTAAACGAAACAATGCAAGGACAATGAGCACTTTCTCTATTCCCGTTGGCCTAAAATACAATGGTCAAGATTGTATTGGCGTTATGGGGCCTTTTGAACGGAGCATGGAGCGGGACTTCGCTCTCGTTGCGAATAAGAAGGCACTGAGTGAATGCAATGACATTGACAAGCTGCGTGAAGTGGCTTGCACGATGATGGAAGGCTGGAGCAATATGCAAGAAGCCGTCACTGCATTGGTCAAGGAGAATCTTGAGCTGCGGCAAGCTATGCAGCTCCAAGAGCGTGATTTACAAGCTGCTGATGAGCTGCTTGGTGAAGCTGCTGATGCAGTTAAGCGCTTCGCAGAAAAGCAGCAATCCGCTCAAGCCAAAAAGTTTCCTTGGCCGTTTGGGTGGTAAGAAGGAAGATCTTCCAGCCACCCATCGTTGCCAAATTGAATTTGCGAGCATCACGCTCGTAGCCTGAGCCAGTTACGTGACGGCCACGATTGAACGTGCCGCCTTGTATTTCAATGAGAGAACGTGAGGGCAGATGAGCGAAGTCTGCCCTGTAACGCTTTGAACGCTTGCTTTTGGCATAGCGCTCTTGAAAATCAGCTTCCCACGTTTCTACGTCGCTGTATTCCCTAATCAATGGAAGATCTGGGAAATGAGCCTGCCATAGCCCGAGGAATTGATCTTCAAGAGCGCTCACAAGCTATACGGCAGCAAACGTTACGTTAGCGCCTTGGTTTTGATACTTGCCATTTCCATAGTCACTTCGTGAGTCTTCATTGAGACGGACGAACATGACTTGCACGATGCCTTCGTTGGCATAGATGCGAACGGGAAAAGCCAGGGGATTAACAATACAAATAGTGAGATGGCCAGACCAGCCAGGCTCAATTGGCGTAACGTTAATGATCGTACCTTGTCGAGCATACGTTGATTTGCCGTCCGTCAGTCCCATAATGTTAGACGGCATTGTCAGGAGTTCCACACTCACGCCAAGAGCGCAGGAGAACGGCGGAAGGACAAAGAACGTGGAGCCATTCTCTTCAATTGGTTCAGCCTCGTACACCAGCTCCTTATTAAAAGCCTTTACGTCTAGCACTTCATCCGTGATGTGGGAATCATTGATGACCATGAACCCCTTAGGGGATAAACGGAGGTCATACCCTGCATGACTTAAACCGTATGAGAGGGCTTTTGTGCCATTGGGCAGCTCTCTGGTTTTCTCTGCGACGAAAGGAAAAATAATATCATTTTCAGCAAGAACGCTGATTTCCTTGTCATTAAGAAGCATGGTTCTGGAAAAAGAAAAGGGGCTCTTAAGAGCCCCGTTGTCAAGAAAAGAAAAGCTTCAAGAAGCGATCAAAACGGATCGTCAGAGCCGCCAGAAAAGCTTTGCTTGGAGCCACTGCCGTTGTCCCACATCGAAGCATAAGCCTTGGGGCTCTCTGTCATTTCAGGCACTGTCACCAGACCCTTGAAATGAGGGGCAGTATCTTTATCGCGCTTGTCGTTGTTCCACAATGCAAAACGCAGCTTGTAGTTGCCATTTGCATTAGTCCCGGCCTTTTTCATGGCATTGAGAATGTCGGGAGTAAGATCAAGCGATCCAGAAAAAGAAGGAAGATTGCCAGCGGGCATTGAGTGTTCCTCTGCGGAGTGTAGTAGGCCCTGGAAGGGGCATCAGAAGCATAGCGCCATAAACAGGGGAGTCAAGCTCCACGGTCCATAGAAATTGTTAAGGGGCGCCCGCCTGGGTAGTGATCAAAGAAGAACTGCTGCACCTTCTGCACCATGATGCCTGCCTGCATAGCAAGCTCTGCTGCCGAAAGACTTACGATTTGCGCTTCCTGGCCGTTACCAGTGTCGGGATCGTAAATAGCAATGGCGCAATGTGCTTCATTGACTTCGATGTCATACATCTGTTCAATGGCTTGCACGTAGGCACCAAGCTGCATGCGGTAATCGGCCAGTTGAGTGTCAGGCTTTTCCTTGTAGCTCGTCTTCCAATCAAGCAAGGCATACGCCCCGCTGTTCATCTTGGCGAGCATATCGAACGTGCCTGAATAGCCAATTTCTTGCGCAGGATCGTACCAGGCAATGGCGCTTTCAACGAGCAGCGGACTATCCACTCGCTCAAGAAAGCCAACAATGCTTTCAAAGTAGGGGACGTAATTCTCGTGCGAATCGAGGTGGGTTTGAATGTCTTCACCATTCCAGAGGTCTTCTAGAACACCGTGAAGCCAATTGCCTCGATCCACAGCATTACGAGTGCGACGATTAGCTTCTTCATCGCCCACTTTCCTGCGCCAATTCATGAGCGCTGCAATCTTGCCAGGCGATGAACACGCGCTCGCAATAGTCGTCACAGAGGGCAAAACACACCCTGCGGGAACATTGGGAAAATCGTCGCAAACGTAATAGCGCTTCTTGTTCAGTTGGAGCCTGTTGGGTTCGTAGCGGGGAAACGCTGGCATTTGAAGGGCTGCAAGGCATAGATCGTAACAAGCCACTTGTCATTTTTCATTCATGTCCCAGAAGTAGTCGCAGCCCTCTTCATCGCATGGAGGCGCAGCGAAATAGCTCTGCCAGCGATCCGCAGGCGCCATGTAACGCCAGCAATTTTCTTTAACAGGGCATTCACCCCCCGTGCACATCGCAATGTCAGGCATGAGAATAGTGCGAGCAGTTTGATAAAGGAATCGCTTATCAGCCAAAGGATGATTAGCAACGGCCTCAAGAACAGCAGCAATGCGACGATCACTGCTAAGCGTGTCTTCAGGAAAGCTCCAGAACGCTTCATGACAAGCATCAATTAGAGAGCGATGATTTTGCACGCTTTTCTTCCATCATTTCATGCTCTTCAACCATTGTTTCCATGGAGGCCATTATGCAGCTCTCAAAGAAGCCACAAGCCAAAATAAACTGCTTGAAATGTTCAATGATTTCAGGCATGTAAATGTTATGGAAAGAATAGGAGACTTTGGTTTCTCCTTCTTCGTAAAGAAAAGTGAAACGACTCATGGGAGAATCAGCGAAAGAATCGCCAAGATTGACAGAGCAAGGATCAGGCATGTAAAGGTAACGAGAAGGAACAGGCCAAGAGGATCATTCGCCAAATAGGGCGGGAGGAAGCTCAGTAATTGGTAGGGCATCATCATCAATGCAAACTGCTCCAGCAAAGGCCCGCGCTAAGCGGGCCGCTGCTAGATCTACTGCTTTTTTGCGACGAAAGCTTTCATGCCATCAATAATGGCAGCAGTATCTTCAAGGCCACGCACGGCATTGATTTCTTCAGTCATTTCAGCTTTGCTAATGGCAATTTGCTCTTGCTTTGCCCATAGCGTCATCATTGCTGCGACGACGTTTCCGAAGGCTTGCCAGCTTTTGACTTCCGTGGCGCGAGCAAGTCCAATGCTTTCAAGAGCAGCTTTACCTGCAGCCATAGAAGCTTTCTCGTCGCCATAGTTCAACGGATTGGCTTTACACACTGCTGTAAGAGCTGCTTTTGCGTCGAAAGGCTCACTGGTCCCTGTATCGGCGGCGGCAGTAGGCCCTTCTTCTCCAACATCAGAAGTGCCACCAGTAGTGGCCGTCGCAGCCTTCTTGGCCGCACGAGCAGGCTTTGGGGCATCTTGCTGCAGCGCCGGTTTCGGCGCTTCTTCCTTCGGGATGTCCTCTCCGGCATAGAGACGAAGACCAAGGCCCGTGAACGTAGCGATGGCCTTGACGCTCGCACGTTGGATGTTGTCACTAATGGCACGGCCATCAAGCTGTTGAATAGAGTTGTGCTTCCTGTCCATCACGGGAAAGACAAGAGCAGGGGTGCGACGAATGCCGTCCGTGAGGTAGGGGCGAAGGATAAAAGCACCAGGCTCACCGAAGACGGGCCAGCCAAGAGTTTTCTCTTCAAAGGCCACAAAGAGCGTCGGGAAATGCTCCTTCAAATAGCGGAATGCAAATGGCCAGGACAAATAGGACAAGCCTTTGTAGTCCTTTTCAATGTGAGGGCCAATGTCTGGAGTGTCATACGCAGCTTTAAAAGCTTCGGCGCTGATTTCCAGCGGGGTGAAGATGCCGTTGTAACGGTCGAGCATTGCTGCTTTTGCGGAGTCTTCCATGCTGGAAAAGTCGGACGGAGAATAAGTGAAGATAGTGTGGTTCATTCAATTGAAGCCACTGCTTTGTAACCAAAACCACGAGGTTGATATTCGCCATACATGATGACAAACATCTTGTCTGGGTTTTCGTTCTTGGTGATAAGACTGTCACCAGGGAGAGGCCAGTCATTAATCACCCTCACATCAGTGGGCTCTTCAAGGTATTCAGGATCGTAGTTTTCAGAAATGACGCCTTCTTCCCATAGAATCTTCACTTCAGAATCGGGATGCTCAAGAAGAAACTCTTCGCAGGCAAGTTTAAGCTGAGAAACCTTCATAGTTTTCGATGGTGATGTCAGAAATGGAATAATCCTCGATCATGGAAAAAGCACCATCAGAAAGAGTGGCGCTACCTTCCCAGATGGGAGTGGAGCGAATGAGACGCTCCACTGTTTCACTCAGGCTTTGCCTTGCATCATGAGCGATGTTCTTCAGATGGGCGTAGGCAGTATCAGTGAGGGTGAAGTGGCGGCTCTTCTTTAGCTCGCCGTGATCAATGGTCATAGAACAGAGGGCCGAGAAGGTAACCAATGCTGAAACCGATGATGGCGGCCAGCAAGAGTTCCATGGTTTTGCCGTGCGAGGGACATGGCCAATATAGCCGTCATAGCCAGAGCGTCAAGGCTTGAAGCTAAAGCTGGCATGAAGAATTGCGAAAGCCTTGCAGCAGCAGGATTCTGGTGCTAGAACACCCCCATCTCACCATCGCCCATGGCTTTTTCCATTCTTGAACACCTCGCCAAACTGGAGCCGAGCGACCATGCAGGCAAATACATCTGCCCTGCGTGCGGTGGCAACGACCTGTCCGTGAACGAAGGGAACGGAGCATACAACTGCTTCAATGACGACAGTCCGAAGCATCGTGCAGAAATTCGTAACATTCTTGCTCCTCTAGAGCGCTGGGAACGTCCCATGCGCGAAGCAAAACGCTATTCGTTCCCCTATCAAAATCGCAATCGCGAAGACGTGATAGTCGTCACGCGAGATGACACTTCTGGCATTGTCAAACAACTTCGCAAGAACGTTCTTCCCTATCGCTATTACGATGCCATTGAAGCATCAGCAGCTTCAGGCCTGCCCATCTTCATTGTTGAAGGCGAACTGACTGCTGATAGGCTTTGGGAAATCGGCCTGCCTTCTAGCACGTTTCTTGGTGGCAGCGGACAATATCGTGCGAACGGTGACTATTCGCAACTGTTTCGCGGGCAGAAAGTAGTTCTATGTCCTGATCGTGATGAGCCTGGCGTGGCTCTCATGAAGGAGGTGGCTGCAGACAATCCCAATGCGCAATGGTGCTACGCGGATCCAAGCAGCTTTGAATGGGACAATCTGCCTCAGAAAGGAGGCTATGACTTAGCCGACTGGCTTGATGATGGTGCAGATCAAGATGCCATTCTTTCATCCATCGTCTCAAAGGATAGGCACGAAGGGAAAGACGGGCTCCCTTCTTACGAGGAGATCATTGGCACGTTTGAGCGCATGGTTGGTCTCTACAACAACGATGCCCGCATTGCCTATGAAGCTCGCCAATGGATGGATGCTCATGGCGTCAAGCTGAATTCACAAGAAATCGACAAGCTGCTTTCTGAAGCACGCGGTCGCGTACATGGCAAAGAGGAAATGGAAATCCTCGATGCAAAAGCAATTGCACAGTCTGAAGACTCAAGGAAGTGGACTATTGCTGGCATTCTTCCTGAAAGTAGCGTGATGCTGCTAGCTGCAGCTCCCGGAAGTGGCAAGAGCACAATCGTCTACAACTGGGCTTTGCACGTTGCCACTGGTAAAGATTGGAGCAATCGCCGTTGCAAGAAAGGGAAAGTGCTCATCATTCAATGCGACGAGCCAGTTGTTGATGCTGCAGAAAAGCTTCAAATTATTGGCTACGACGATGATGCACTAGGCAATGGTCAGATTGATTTCATTGATCGCTGGCGCTTTAGTAACATCCCCCAGCTCCTTTCTTACGTGCAGCGCCACCAGCCACAGCTCATCATGATTGATAGTCTCACTTCATGCTTGGCTGGCATGGATGTAGATCTCATCCGTTCTGATGCTGGTAATTGCATTTACGAACTGCGCGACATTGCCAATCAATATGGTTGCTCCATTGTCATCCTTCACCACTTGAATAAAAGTGGTGGTATTCGTGATAGCTCCAGCTTTGAAGCCAACGTTAGTGAAGTGGTGAAACTCTATCGCACTGACAATAATCCTGATTCAACGCAGTTCATGTTTGAATGGACCAAGAGCCGAAGTGGCTTAGCTGGTAAGCATTTCATGCAGCGTGATCCTGCCACTTATGGCTGGTATTACAAAGGGCCTGCAGTGGGTGGCAATGAGAGCATGGATAATCTCGTCAATATGATCAACTCTCGCAAGCACGAGCGTTTCGATAGGAAGGCTGCTGCTAATGCTTCTGGCTCATGGGACACGGTAAGCGTGGGACGTTTGCTGGAAGTGGCACGTCGTCAAGGCTTGATTGACACCAGCTTCATTGTTGGTCCCAATGGTGAACGCACCAGGATGTACCAAAGCTGGGCTTATGAAGCTCCAGATGTTGATTTTGAGCCTGTTCCCGCTCAGGAAGAAGCTCCCCAAGAAGAGCCTGTTCCCATTGTTCCCAATGAAAGTCTTCCCGAAGGGGAAGACGATGATGAGTGGTTCTGACTGTCTCGCAATAGGAGGGAGGCTCTATTGCACAGCCTCCCCGCTGCCTACCGTAGCGAGCAGCTTTCTTCAGTATAGACAAAAGACTAACGGGGGCTCAAGCCCCCTTTTTTGTGCCAATTTCCTCACTGGCCCTCTTGTGAAAATTTGGCGGGGGTGAGTAAACTGGTTCCGGAATGTCCCGCGAGTATCCCAGAGATCTCAGACGAGCATTCCAGGGGGCTACAAGCCTACGCTGCCTGGCCATCCAGAGCAAGCGGAGCCCCCCAGGGCGAAGCGCCTCGATCATCAGGCCAAGATTCCCTAAAAGGAACAGGCCAGACGAGGCCTCAAACCTCCGCAATGCCGCTCTAGCCAGAGTGGAGCCCCACAGGGCGGAACGTTCCAGACGAAAGGCAAACAAGCCTTCAAACAAAAAGAACGTTACTAACATTGCAAAGGAAACTACCAAAGCAATGCTTCTACCGCCTCAGCCAGTAGAAAAGCTCCCTCTGCTGGAGCACAATGGAGCAGAAATTCTGCCAATCATTCATCACGGCTTTTCAAAACCCGCTAAAGGGCCGCAACCAGCGGCCCGTACGCTTTACGGAGCCCGTGATAACAATGGTGAGCGCCATTGGCGCGGAAGCTTGCATGAAATCCAGCAATTGATTGATGGTGGTTTCGCCGTGCAGGAGCAAGCCAATGCGTGAATTCTGCACCAACCCAAAGGATTGCATGGCTCTTGCTTACGAGCGTGAAGCTGAGCATGAAATGGACTCTCGCGGGCTAGATGCTGCTTATGCAGAAATCGTTGATAGCTTCCACAAAGAAATGGAAGAATTTATTAGGAAGTATTGCCCTAAAAAGCTAAATGAGTTTGATGATCTGTTAGAAAAAGCTTTCTGGCAGTATCATTGAACCATGCTTAATTCAGGCGATGATCTTCAGCGTCTCATTGATGATGCCATTCGTCGCCATGAAATCAGAGTGGCACTATGGAGCGGCGCATTAGGCGCCGCTCTTCTATTAGGCACGTTCCATGCCATTGCATTGCTTCGTCATGAATTACACTCCCTCACCATTGTCACAAGCTGAATGGGAAGAGCTTTGTATGTTGAAGCAAGCCATTGATGATGCTCCGGCCACTGTCGTGGCCTCGCGCATGGAACGTTTCACAGAATTATTTGTTCGTACTCTCCATGGAAAGGGAGATACCATGAGGGGCGCATAGCCAAAAGCTTCGCTTACAATGCGAGAAGCAAAATAATAAAGAATGCCTCGTCCTGAAATTGAATTTGCTACGCCTGAAGAAGAAGAGGCTTATGCACGAAAAGCTTTAGCAAAGGCTGGCGTTCCAATTTCACAATACGAAGCCATTCGTGAGCATAAATCAAAAGGCGGTACAGCCGGTCCTGGCATCTACACCAAAGAGATGCTTGGCGTTAGGCGATGGATGGTGCAGGAGCTTCTTGCAGCAAAAATGAGCAATCGTCAGATTGCGAATGTTCTTAAACTCAGCAAAGAAACAGTTAATGGTGATCGCCATTTCAACCGCGATCTCTATACGCAAGAAATCTTGAAGAATCAAGATACGCACAGGGCGCGTCTCTTGAAAGAACAAATGGAGCTAAAAGACTTAGCTCTTCGTAGCTTTGAAAATAGTAAGCGCAAGAAAGTAGTCACCATTATGGACGGTGGTGACGATGGTAGCAAGGAGATGGTGAAGATTGAAGAAAGTGCTGGCGACGCATCGTTCCTTAACGTGGCCAAGAATTCCCTGGTGGAACAAGCAAAGTTGCTTGGCTTGAACGAAATCAAGCAAGTGGAAAACCAAGACACCTCCTATAGGAAATTCCTGAAAGATTTGTCTTCCACCATTGAAAAGGAGAAGGAAGCCAAAGCAACGGAAGAACGCCGAAGCAATTCTCTTCCTGCGTCTGCTGAGACTATTAGCTTCGATGCAGAACCAGAAAACGAGCCACTTCCTGACGCCATGCCTTTACAAACAATTAATGAAGATGACTATTGACAATGGTCCTTAATGGGACCATTATGAGCCCATCTTCTCCCTTTTCCATTGGACGCTTTTGATTCCGTCGACCAGTTTCTACGGCAAGCTGTAGCCGCTAAAGATGGCAAGCGGCAAGCTATCGGCGCTTCAATCTCGCCTCACTTGCAGGACCATGGCACTGTAGGCATTCCGCCGAAACTGGCCAAGACCATAGAAGCCATGCTGCAGAAGCATG